GTTCTTGAAGATGCCAGTTCCGGCCTCTTCAAGTCCCTTGAGTTCAGAGACTTTCTTAACCTCGGGGGACGCAGGTCCCCCTCCGGCAGCGTTGCTGCCCTTCACTTTGGTACTCACATAGTCGACCATGTGGTCGTCCTTGTTCTCGTGGTTGTTGTAGTCCTCCTCGGACATCTCATTGATGTGCTTCCGATACTCGCCATAGAATGCGTCGTCAACGACGACACCCTGGCGGGTCATCTCAGTCTCAAGCTTCTTCTTCAGAGCAGGAGTCATGCGCGGAATGCGCGTCTCCTTCTTTGCCTCAGGTGCCTTCTTCTTCGGTTCCTCCGCCTTCGGTGCCTCGTCATTCGACGGGACCTTCTTAGCGCGAGTCTTCTTCACAGGCGCCGGAGCGCCGTTATCAATAGATGCGAGGAGAGTCTTCATCTCCTCAATTTTCTTCTCAGAGTCCTTGATGGACTTCTCGAGGAACTTGCGGAACTCAGTGTTGTTCTCCATTGTGTTTGGTATTTTGTATGCTCTTCTTTCCGTACAAAAACAAAAATCCGTTTTTGTCATTTTGCGATTCCCGCAAGGATGCTCGCAAGAGCATCGAATGATGTAAAGAAATTGGCAAGATTGCAAACCTTCATTTTGTGTGTGTTCTATGAATGTCTGTATTTCTTATAGAAAAAACATCCGTTTTTACCACCCACGCATCTCTTGCATACACCAATAGCGCTGCAGAATCATATCGTCGTTGTAATCGTCTCCGTACATCTCTGCAAGATGCCGACGAATCCGTGCCCGAAGGCGACCCGTGCGACCAAGTTTACGGCGTGGCATTTTTGTACTCATATTCACACTGTGTAGGAATAAATCCATTTTTTGCGGTATTCTTGATTCAACACATTCTATATACTCCCACAAATGGGAGACACTGAAGTTGCAAAAGTTCAACTTCGCGATCACCTCGCGAGTCTGCTTGTTCCTCGAGTTGCAGAGGGGTTCTGGAGTGTCTACGAAAGTGCAAAATCTCTGTGTGAACGTAACCAACAACCCGATCAGATTCTTCGAACATTTCAGAATCTTATCACGAAAGTTCCGGATTGGTCAGAGACCACATTGGGCGAAGAAGTTGAACGCATTTTGAAAGCATCCAAATGTGGATACATGGACGATCTTCTGATGGGAGTCTTTTTGTCATATATGAAGTCCTTTGCATCTCTTCATTATCGCGGTCAGGCGTCGCAGATGCGAGTTGAGTTTGAACGCCCGAACGTCACGAAATTTATTCATGAATTGTACAAACATTCTGCTCGAAAACTCTGGCAGACTGCGTATTTGTTCCGTACAACACAGGTTCCCTCTGAACAACAGGCGCGGAATCGTCAGGAAATCGAACAGACAATTTACAAGTGTATTGATGATGTGATTCGTGTCTTTTTGCCTTGGGAGTTGATTGCGCGGTCCTATTTCTCCGAACAGGAAGAAGCGCCGGTTATTGCACCTCCTGCAGCAAACAAGTCTGTTGTATTTGAAGACATGCCAGAAGAAGAGGAAGATGAAGAGGAAGAGGAAGAAGAGAAACAACCTGAATTGAATCTCGGTGAAGAAGTTGATGAAGATGCGTTGTCTATCACTGACCTAGATGAGCAGGCAGTAGAGGTTCCAGTTGCGGAACAAAAAGAACTTGATCCTCTTGAAGAAATTTCCAAAAATGTTTCATCTGATACGCTCGTTCTAAATATGTAAACATTACCACAGAATGCGAATAAATGGTCATTACATATGTTGCGATTGGGGTCGCACTGACATGTCTTGTCTTGTACGTATTGGATCGGAAATCGAAGGAACAACCGATCGAATGGGATGTTGCGCTGAAACTATGTTCATTGGGAGGAATGATGTCAGGAGGAGTTGCATATGCAGTGTCCACCCCCACATCAATTCTTGATATTGCAAAAGAGGTTACGCCTGAAGTTCCAATTTCGCAAGATATGTTTGTTGGAACACCTACGTTTTAATGAAAAAAGTTCAAACGATTGTAGGTCCGAACTTGGTGCGCATCTCATCGATGAACTCTCGAAGTTCCGTGAAGTAGATATTGACATACGCCTGTGCGGCGTCGAGTGTATCCTTGCGATCTGTATATCCTTCAAGGAACAGATAGTTGTAGGGATAGGACTCAAAGTCAACATCCGACTTCTTGAACGGATAAATAGGAGAGGTAATCGTAGTTGCTGCTGTAACTTCCTTGATCTCAAAGTTGGGACCAGGAATGGTCGGATACCCGTGTTCACATGTGACGTAATTCAGAAGATTACTAGGTGCACGAGAATTCAGAAAGGCAAGGACCTCATTCGCAAGATCCACAGATGCGGTCCTGAAAACAAGAATATCCCAATGCCCGTCCATCTTGTGCACGAGATACTTCCGATAGATATCGGTGTGAATTGTGATGTGGTACTCCATTTTGAGTTGATGTACTCTACTCTGTTGTAGATAGAAACAAATCCATTTTAAAGATCAATTACCAAAGGAATTTGACCCAACGGTAACGAGGAAACAATATATTCTTTCAATTCTGCAATCTCCTTTCGAGGGATTGCAGTATCTTTACAATATCGTGCTATTGCCTTATAACTGTGGAACCCAGGATAGCGATCTGCCTTGGGTTGTGCTTTGTGAAACAAAACAGACGAACCATCGGGGAGCGTCATCCAGCGAACAAGAAGTTTGAAAACTGGGTTCTCGGTGTATTCATCATATCGAGGGCCATACGGAAACAAATCCCAAAAGATAGATGTCGCAAGTCGAACAAGGTCAAAGGAAGGATTCGGTTTGATAACCGGATACTTTGAATGATAAAAAGGTTGCATATTGTATTGTCCCCCTGCTTCCTCATTTGGTGCAAACTGATCGCTCATAAAGAGTTTGGATTCTTTCATTCCAGGAAGTCGAAGATATCCGATTCCACGATCAAAGTCAATAATTTTGATAATGTATCCAAATGTTGGAAGTTTGTAGTGGATTCCTCCGTGAGAATAATAGAGAAACTCAATATCTGTGCGGTTGTACATAATGTTGTTGGCGTGAAGATCATTGTGTGTCAGACCAAAATTACGCTGAGCATAGGCAAGTGCAAAAATAACTTGAGCAAACCATGCCATATGCTTTTCAGGAGAAGGATTCTGTTTTAGAAGTTTGTAGAGCAATCCTTCGCATTTTTCCATAACAGTTACCTGAACTGGGACATTTTCAAATGTTGCCCATGCAAAGGGTTCTTCCTCTTCTTCCTCTTCCATCGGAACTTCCTCTTCTGTGTCAGAAGGAATATCGCTTGTGTCAAGTGATTCAATGTTAAAAACATACGACGTAGAAAGGTCTGAATCATCATCGTCTCCCTCGGGAGTTTCGCTCTCTTGAAACATAGGAACCATCTCTGCAGGGCCAGTCGCATCGTTGGGGATTCCATCGACTTCTTCTACCATTCCGATGTCCACTTCTTCCCCAAGCAAAATAGATGGGCGTGCCGATCGTGTGTATGAAATTGTATGACTGACTCCTTCGTTCAACGATACCTGAAATGTTTTTCCGATATTTTGAGAAAACCACTTGCGTTCAGAGAGAATTTCGTACTCATCTGAAATGTCGATCGTATGTTTTGAAGACATTCCCGTATAGACACCATACACCTTCGGAAAGTGAATGCAATCGGAATGAGACAATGCAACGGACAAAATAGATCCAACATATCCTGCAGTATGAGGACTCTGAAGTTTGGAATGAACATCGTCTGCGTGTGATCGTGACATAGGGAGACCAAGTGTACCATACTCTCCTTTCATCCACTTGAATGGATTCAGCAACATCGTTTTCTTCAAATGAATCGGGACATGTTTTCCAGACAATAGGCGAACTTCTGATTCAGATACAACGGCAGAAATGGGGTCTGGAAATCGAATTCCATATTCATGAACACGAGAGAGTTCGTCTGTTTTAAAAAGTGACTCCAAAGGAGGGAAATAAGACTGAGGATGTGCAATGTTCCATGAAGAAAGTGAAATAGGCGACACCTTTGTCATAGACAGAACCACCGGAGACGATCGCAAATCTCCCTGTGTAGACGATTTGCGCTTGACCATTTCCAATTATATTCCAAGGTATAAACCAAATCAAAAAACATACCGCAGAATGAATTTCCAAATCCGCAAGTTCAATATGCAGACACTTGTTGATCGATGCGAAATCGATTCGAGAAAGTCTCCAATGATTGTTCTCATCGGAAAAAAGGATACCGGAAAGTCGTTCTTGGTTCGAGATATTCTTGCAAACACAAAAAATTGCTTCCCCATTGGAACTGTCATTTCGGGCACAGAAGTTGCCAGTCCTTTCTTTCAGGAAATGGTTCCTTCCAAGTTGATTCATGATAAATATCGTCCGGAAATCGTTATGAATGCTATCAAACGGCAACTTGCAGTCAAACAGGCACGGAATCATGCAAAGAAGTCTGGCGGTTCTGCGGCAACGATGGATCCTCGTGCATTCTTGATTCTCGACGATTGTTTGTATGACAAGTCATGGATTAATGAGGAATCAACTCGGTATATTTTCATGAACGGTCGACACATTGATATGGTTACTATGATTACTATGCAGTATCCTCTCGGTGTATCTCCTAACTTGCGTACGAACATCGATTTCGTCTTCATTCTTCGTGAGAACAACATTTCCAATCGCAAACGTATTTATGAAAACTTTGCTGGTATGTTTCCCACGTTTGAGATGTTTTGTCAATTCATGGACCAATGTACAGAGAACTATGAATGTCTGGTTGTTGCAAATGGTGTTCAATCAAATCGTCTAGAAGATCAGGTGTTTTGGTATAAAGCATCTGAACATCCATCGTTTCGCATGTGCGACGATTCTTTGTGGGTTGGAAATACACCTTTCTCATCAACCCTTCTTGGAGGAGACGAGTTTGATCCCTCAAAGGTCCAGAAGAAGAATGCGGGTCCTCAGGTATGGGTAAAGAAGACGGGATAAAAATGGATGTTTTTTGTATAAGAAATTCAAACTCTCAAAGAAGTACTGACAACTCATCAAGAATGTCTCCATGTGTGTCGATGATCACGGTCCCTCACGGGGGGACGTATCTCAACTGTTTCATGGACAGCAAGAAGAGCGTCGAGTACATCATCTCCGAGAAGGAGATGTATATCGCGGCCTTTAAGAAGGATACCCTCAACAACGACCA